TTGTTCTTCATTAAACCATTATTTAGCTGATTTAAGGCTTGAGCGTTTGGAAGATCGATACTTGGTTGCTGCAAGATATATGTAGCATCCTTTGGTGTTGATCCTCCGCTGGCATCGATAAACGATAGAATACCATTGCCATTTGTTGCTAGTACTTGCCCGTCAGTTCCATCCTGCAGCGGTAATCTCCAGATGGTGTTCCCGGTTAGATTACCGGCAGTAAAGCCGACATAATAATCATTAGAAGGATTACTCCATTTTAGCCTATTAGTAATAATATCTTCAGTATTAGTGATGCTCGCAGAGTTAATACCGGTTGCATATATTGTATAAAGCTCAGCAGTACCGCCGGTAATAACAGGAGACAAAATACTTTCAAAACTAGCCTCTTTTGCATATAAATAGTTAATTGGAGTGAGTCCTTCACCTCTATTAGCTAGCGCTATAAAAGCTGCTTTTTCTCTATCAAAACCCGGATTAAAATTATTAGCCATTACTTTAGAACTTAATTTGGTGCAACGATTCCAAACGCTCTCGTGCGTCTATATTGCTAACACTCTGACCGGCAAAATCAGGTAAAACAGGAGGTATATCATCACTTGTAAAGTTGATATCTTCTAAAATAACAGGCGAGCTATTACCGATTGCCTCAGGACCTTGAGGTGTCTCTATCCCAAACGGACGAGGATTTTGTACGGCTTTCGGATCACCTTTTATTTGCGGTGGTCTATTCTGCTCGTTTGGCTCATCAACAAAAGGACGTCCAACTATTGCTCCTGTCCAGACTAACTGATTCCCTCGCCATTCATATTGCTTAACTAGATCAGACCTGCTAAAGGGAAACCCTGAATAATCACAAGTTCCAATAGGTTCAATTACGTCCTTTCTAACGTAATCTCCCATTTGCGTATTTACAGGGATAACTTTTAAGCTAGTCACTATACACCTCCAGTTTAAGCGGTACTTCCGTTGTATTATTAATCACTGCTGGATTTAAAGTTTCCTGATATCTAATTTTTAAGCCTTCTTCTTTTTCAGGAGCGTATTGTGCTGCTAGCATGCTAGCGAGTCCGTATATTAGAGGAGTATAAAAATATGATGGGATATCTATACTTTGCGTGTAATTCTCTAGCGTTTCTATACTACTTTGACCGCTATACATTATTAAATTATACATTGGAGCAGCAGTCTGCCAAATGTAGAGGGATGGAGTCCGCTGGTAATCAACGTAGTAAATAGTAGGTCTACCGATTTGTGATTTATTGGGATAGGTTAAATATTCATATCTGGATACCTCGCTCATGGTAGTATCTTGTATCTGATTGTTAAAATAGACTTCCGAGATATCAAGAGTAGCCCCTCCTGTTTCCTGTATCTGATAATAGGGACACAAAGCTAAATTATCTTCCAGCAGAAACCACTGCGTAATACCTTTTTTATATAAGGTTTTAGGAATGGCCTTAACATAATAAATTGTCTGATAATCTGTGCTTTGACCGGAAAATGTTAAAGTATATTCTCTATCTACATTTGATTGTACGCCTATAATTTTGATCACTTGGGGAATAGAATAAGTATAGCCTATTAATCCATCTACTTGGGTTTCTGTGCAAGCAGTATTAGGATTACCATCAAAAGCATAAGCAGCGATTCCTCCATATCTTCCGTTATTCGGAATGCCACCAAAATTCTGTCTTACGTTACTTCTAAGGAACACTTGAAATATTTTAGTAATGTTACTCGGCAGAGGGTATGACGCTTGTCCAGGGGTTAAAAAAACAGGATTTAGTTTTAATGTCCATAAGTTAACATTAGAGTTAGCCCAATCACTTAAAATAAAATTAATAATATTAAGTGCTGAATTATATTGCTCAGCAGTGACCATGCTAAGAGGCATGCCGATTAACTCATAAGCCTTTCTGATAATCAGCTCTCCTTTTATGCTATTAAAACTATAACTTCCACTAGTTGCCGGCATTTTATCTTCCTTTTTAGTTACAATTGTAGGAATTGAGCTTTTAGAATCGAGTTATTAGCATTTGTGCCAATTTTAATGAGTAAATTGGAAGCTAAAGAATTATACTGTATTAATGCAGACGCAGTAGCAGCGGCAGCTGGAGCTGCAAAATTACCGTTAGCGGCAGACGTTAAATCATCATATTTTCCTAAGCCTAAGTTATTCTTTAGCGATAAAAATACCTGATAAGTAGCAGGGTTAGCTGTTGCTGCTACGATATTTAAGGCATAGCTTATAGAAGAAGTATTAAGCTTAGCGGTATTTAATAGAATCATTGGAAAATACCCAACAGAAGCAACACCGACTTGAATGGTAGAGCCTGTAGTGCCAGTTGGAATTATCTGCGTTACAGTATCAAAGCAGTTAACGCTTGTAATTGTATTTGCATTTGGCCCAGTTAAGGTTTCACTAATAAAAATCCCATTCTGATAACCGGTAATAAGAAAATTAATACCGGAAAGATTGGCAGCTGAATTAAGCGTAATTCTTGGAACAATGCCAAAACCATCAACAAAGTTAACTGTTTTTGTAGTTTTGTTAACATAAAAACCATTTAACAGTAGCGGAGTATTTGCAGTTAGTGCTTGGAAAAGCGATATTCCGTTTGCTATGGGAGCGGGCCAATTATATTCATAAAATTGAGACATAATTTATCCTTTTATTTATATTGTATGAAGCACTAGCTAGTTATTTTTAGTTAGTGCCTCTTTTTTTAACAGATTTTTAAAACTTATCCCTGTAGGTTTAAGCTGTAGAACCTTGTGAGCCAATTACCCCAAGAGGAGTAAACATACCAAAAGAATAACGACCCGATGCAAGCACTGACATGGTTTCAGTTACGGGATCGGTTGTTACGTTTACTTTAAGCGGACGTCTTACGAAATGCTTACGACTTCCCTTAACGTTAGTTAATCCAAACCAGTTGCTAGGACTTGTTAAGAAATGGCTTACTTCATAACCTTGCGGAATAGCTTTCATGTTATAAAGTGCGTTTATATCGTTATTAGCCGTTCCTGTTCTAAATACAGATTCAAGTAACCTGCAACCTGAGAACATTAAATCTTGTGGAAGTAGCAATCTCTCAATTTGAGCATTAATTATTAGTCCTGCTTGATCTTTCATTTTACCGGCTAGTATTACTGCCTGCTCAACTCCTGCCTCGCTAAAGTCGACATTAATATTAACGCCGTTATATGCCCCAACTCTGTTAGAATAAACACCTCCGTCGTAAGGCTGAGAACCAGAGCAAAGAGGTTGTCCGTTGGCTTGAGCCGCTGCTACGTTAAACGCCTGGTTAAAAGGGTTCATGGCTACTACTTCTCTGGTTTGTTCATAAGAAGTAGTAAGCGATTTAGTACCATTAAAGAACTGATCGGCATAAAGATCATCTTCCATAGCAATATTAGTAATCTGAAAACCGAGGGCAAATTCCCGGTGGACAAATTCATAAATAAACCTCTCAGCCATGCTATCCATTTTAATAGGAGCACCTTGTGTTTTCTCAAGAGCGTAGCCAGTGCCTCTAATATCAACCAACCTTTCAGTATGTTTGACAGAATTAGCCTGTTCATAGATTTTGGTATATTCCCCTTTAAATCGATCATACTGAGATTTTACCTCATAAAGACCTGGCCAAAGCAGACTTGGAATATCACCGGTTGTTATAATAGACATAATTAATTACCTTTATTTTTAGTTTTAGTTTGCTTTACTGATCCTGCTTTAACAGGTGTTTTTTTCTTCTCTTTCGGTAGGTATAATCCTTCCTTTAAAAGAGACGGCATATTGCCGCTTGTTATTATAGACATAACCCTATACTCCTATGCTCCGGCTGTTGGACCTGCTACGCCGCTTGATCCGTACATATGCTTGTTAAATTTAACTAGTAGGTTAGTAAATGGCATATTTACTCCCGGTACTAATCCTGTAGGATTTGCGTTACCGGTAATTACTGGATCAATGCCAATAATTTTTACATCCAAAGTAGCGGTATTTGCGATTGTTGAACCATCGAGATAGTAACTAGAGCCATATATATTACTGCCAGTACGTGGATTTTGTCCACCGGCGATAGCAGTAACATCCGTGAAGGTTATTCCTGCTACTGATAAACTGGCATTAAGACCAAGCCCGGTTGCTAAAAAAGTAATTCCTGTTGCAGCTGCTACAGAACTTGATACCTGCACTCTGAATACCGCCATTGGATCATCATTGACATATGCAATAATAGGTGTGCCGGCTTTTACCGCTCTACCGCCTGGCCAGTAATCAGACTCTACAAGTATACCGGTATTTGCATCAGTATAAGCGCAGCTTATGAACACCCCAAGGAAAGCATCTGCGTCTGCCGTTGCAATAGCTTGTACCGCTGTTCCGTTTGTTGGAGCTGATAACTTTTGTGGTGCTATTGTTCCTGCCATGACAGCAAGGCCTGGGGCACTTACAAATTTAATGGGATCACCTTGAAAAATACTGTTTGGCTGCGTGGTTAAGCCGTCAGCGGATGCGTAAATAAAGTATTGACCTAGTTTTTGTGTTCCGCCGTTTCCTATTTGAGACTGAACTACTTCCAAACCATAAGGTCTATTAATGCCGTTAGACATAATTTCCTCATATATTGTTAATTATTAAAAAACGTAAATATTTTAAATTTAAAAAAAGATAAGCTAATTCAAGCTCAGGAGACCTTTTAACGTCTAGTTATGACGATAAACTTTGTTATAGATAAGTTTCAAAACTAGCCTTTTTGTGTCTTGCAATGACAGAGGTAGCTTTTTAGAAGATTTAGCTACAAACTACGCCTTTTAACGTCTAGCAATGACGAAAACCTTTTTAAGCCTGGTTATGACTTTTTTTACCTAATTGTATTATAGCAAAAATACTGCTACTTTTGCAAATCGTACTACTAATTTAGGGTTGTTTAGATATCTTCAATCCCTTGAGCTAAAATAAACTCCAACTTTGTCTTTTTTAATTCTAGTTGTTCTTGTTGGATTTGATTAAATATTTTTACCCATTTTTTATAATTAATTTTAAATATAGCTTTCTTTCCTTTTCTTAGATCATTTTTTACTTTTTCATTACCTAAAGCTATTCTAGTTATTCGTATTAAATACAAATCATCGTCATCGGCTAACATCTCTTTAAGACTACTGGTTGCATATCCTGTAATACAATCGTCAAAAAAATCATTTGGGAAATCAAACACAATAGTAAGACTATATAACCCATCTTCATCCAAAGATATTTCAACAGAATATTTATTTTCTGATAGCTTGCATATTTCTTCTATTTGATATTCATACATAACATATTCTCTCGATTAAATTCTTTAAAAATTAACTACCAAATACCACAACAGATACGCCATCAAGTACAGGAAGTAAATTACCGAGTGTGTCGGTTGT